TACACCACTTAAATTTGCAGTAGATAGAAATGCTGAATTTGATTCTAGCGGAACAGCGAATCATACAGTTTATTTATGGCCGGGTCCAAGTGAAGATAATAGATATGAAATAGTTATGTGGGCTATTAAGTATGGAGAAGATATAACAGATAATTATCAACAAAATGCAGCTGTGCCTAAAAGAATGCTACCAGCATTAATTAGTGGTTTAACTGTAGAGCTAGCAAACAAACATCCAAAGTTAGTAGATATTCCTAGAAGACAAGAGTTAACTCAAATGTATGAAAGAGAATGGGAATTAGCTAGAGAAGAAGACAGAGAGCGTGCAAGCTTCTATGTACAGCCTAAGGTGCGTGGGTATGCATAATGGGCAAATACGCGAGGGGTAAACACGCAGTACTAATCGATGACCGATCAGGGTTTAAGATTAAGTATAAAGACGCTCGAACAGAGTGGAATGGATTTAGAGTTTACAAGGGTGACTGGGAACCTAAACAACCTCAGTTAGATCCGGGTAAATATATTGAAGGATCAGGTCCAACGGTTTTATATAAACCAAGACCAGATCAAGATCAAGTTCCTACAACAGTACGATTAGGACCGTTGTATGGAAAATGGTCAGGGCAATGCGCGGCTAATTTAGGACGAATTACAGTCCAACAGCCAGCAGATGCACCATCTGGATTCCAGATGACGGGCTTGTTAAATAGTTCTGGTATAGCAATAGCAATTGTATTACCAATACCTACTGCCTCTTGGCAACAAGCAACAACTGCATTAGGTAGTGTAACTATTGATGTGGCTGAAAGTGCAACTGGATTCGAAGCAACTTCTCACTTAGGAGAAGTAGCAAAAGTAATAGGTGCAGCCGTTACTATGTCACAAATGACAAGTACGCTAGGGTCTGTAACGTTGTCGGCAACTGAAGATTCACCAGGTTTATACGCAACTGGTACTTTAGGATCGATTAGTATATCAGGCGCTGATGCAGTTACGATGTCACAAATGACATCAACTCTGGGTACTACAGGACTATTTGTTAATGGTACTGAAATACCACCAGGACAGGCGGCAACTGCGCACTTAGGTAGTGTAACTATTAATGTACCAGGTTGGGGAACTTCCCTATGGGGTGCAGATGAATGGGGTCAATAAATGGGATTAACATACGTACAATTAAAACAAGCTATTCAAGACTGGACTGAAAACGACAGTACAGAATTTACTACAGCAACAGGATCAGGTACAGCACCAATAGATGTATGTATTGCTAACGCTGAACTTCGTATTATGAAGGAGTTAGATTTAAATGCATTTAGAAAAACTGTTACAATTGCTTTGTCAGCAAACACTCCTACAGTAGCTATGCCTGAAGATTTGGTTGTACTTAGATTTTTACGTATCCAAAATGGGGATATGTTATATGAAAAAGACGAGACATTTATTAGAGAATTTACTAAAGATCCTGGTGCCACAGCAGGTAAAGGTACTGTACAGTACTATTCATATCAGCGTCCAGGGACACAATATACAACTAGCAATAGGCATACAAATATTATATTTGCACCCACTCCAAGTCTTGACACTACGTGCGAAATAGGGTATACTTATAGAGTACCAGGTTTATCAGCAAGTACGGCAAATACGTACCTTGGTGATAGATGTCAGGATGTTTTATTAAACGCTTGTCTTATAGAGGCAGCTACATTTATGAAAGATCCGCAACAATTAACCAACTATCACCAGTTGTATGAACGAGCTGTTCAAACTTTGGGGGTAGAAGAACAAGTAAGAATGAGGAACACCGAACTATATAAAGGTGAACTTAGAACACTAGGAAGAATAGAAGGAGATAGATAATGGCAGGCTTAACATCAGCATTATGTACTAGTTTCAAAGTCGAATTACTCGAGGGAGATCATGATTTCAATAACGGAGCAGACACATTTAAAGTAATGTTGTTTAAAGCTAACGCAAGTATCACAGGTACTTATGATGCTTCAACAACTAATTACTCACAAGTGACAGGAAATTCCGATGAATTACCTGCGTCAGGAAACTATACTACAGGCGGTTTTACATTAACAAATGTTAATCCAACGTCTACAGGTACAACTGCTTTTACTGATTTCAGTGCTAACGCATCATGGTCTTCGGCAACATTTACTACACGTGGTTGTTTAATATACAATTCAAGTGATGGTAACTCAGCAGTTGCAGTAATTAATTTTGGAGCAGATTATTCAGTTTCAGGAGGTACATTTGAAATACAATGGCCAACTGCAGATTCAAGTAACGCTATAATACGTATAGCATAAAGGAGTAAACAATGGCATCAACATGGTCTAACGCCGAGTTGAGGTTGATGACTACAGGTGAAAACGATAACACCTGGGGGGATCAAACTAACTATAACTTGCAACGTCTTGATGATATGGTTAACCAAGTTATTGGTGTTACTTTATCAGGAACTTCACTTACACTAGATTTTACAAATGACCCAACTTCTTATGCACAAGAAAATGGTCGTTGTAAGATATTAGATTTTACAGGAAGTCCAGGGGGCACAGCAACAGTTACATTCCCTAATAAAAAAATGTGGTATTATATTTTAAATAATACTGGCGATAGTAAAGATATAATTTGTACTACTGGATCAGGTACAACTTATACAGTAACTGCAGGTAAAGATGCAATTATATATGTAAATGGCTCTAACGCTATTTATAATGCAATTAATGATTTACAAGTAAATACAGTTAATGGAGTTGATCCATCAACTTTAGCAACAAATGGCTTTGCAATTGCAATGGCCGTGGCGCTTTAGTTTAAAGGAAAAATATGGCACAAAATTTTAGAAGATATAAAGAGTCAGCAATAGGGACTTCTGCTACAGATATTCCTAATGGATCTAACTTTGATAGTTATGATACGATTGTAGGTATATCGCTTGCTAACATATTAGGATCTACAATTAATGTAGATGTTTATATAGCAAATGGAGGTACGAATTACTATTTAGTAAAAACGGCTCCCATTCCTAGCGGCGGTGCATTACAGGTATTGGCAGGTGGCGCTAAGATAGTAGTAGAATCGGGTGACCGACTTTACATCAAATCAGATACAGCTTCATCAGTAGATGCATGGGTTTCAGCAGTCGACTCAATAAGCACATAGGAGGATTAATTGCCCTACGTAGGTAACATACCAGCCGAAAATTATGCGGCATTTAATGTACAGCATTTTACAACAAGTGCGACTACAACTTATACACTAGATCACGCTGTAGCAAATGAACTAGATATACGTCTAGTAATTAATAATGTAATTCAACAACCAGGTGCTGGTAAAGCATACACAGCGACAGGTACAACTTTAACACTTTCATCTGCAACGGCAGGATCAGACACAATGTATTGTGTTTATACTGGAAAGGCGGTACAGACCGTAAACCCACCTGCAGGATCAGTTGGGACATCTCAGTTAGCTGATTCATCCGTTACTAATGTAAAACTTGGCAGTGATATAAATGCAACTAAATTATCAGCAGGTTTAGTTCCAACAGCTAGACTTGGAAGTGGCACAGCTTCATCTTCTACTTTTTTAGCAGGAGACCAAACATATAAAACTGTTTCAGATACAAATGGATTAGTTCTTATTGAACGAATACAAGCAACAGGAGATATAGCTTCTATTGCTTTTAATAGTAAATTTACAACTACATACACAAAATATATGCTTTATATAGGACAATGTTCTAATGACACTGATGCTCAAGATTTTAGATTAAGATATTTAGATAGTAGCGATGCTGAACTTACTGGTGGTCATTATACTTATGGTATGGAATTTAAAAATTTTGGAAATGGTACAACTGGTGGAGATCATGGAATAGGTCAAACTCAATTTGCCTTAGCTTCTGGTCATCACAATAACGATGACACTCCTCACTTTGGACAATATTTTATATATAATAATTCACAAACAGATACTACTGATAGACCCATGATGACAGGTACAGGAATATGGCACCATGAAGCAGACCATGACCCTAGAGGTTTTTATTGGGGAGGTAGTTATTCTGGTGGAGTGGCAGTACATGGACTTAAACTTTATGCATCATCAGGAGATTTATCAGATTACGACGTTTCATTATTCGGAATAAAGGACACATAAAATGGCTAGATACGAACATAACTCAAATGGATTAGTTCCTTTTACTGCTGCACAAGAATCAGCAAAAGACGCAGAAGAAAAAGCTTGGGCTGATGATTTATCTAATAGACAATTAAAACAAATAAGAGAAATAAGAAATCAAAAACTTTCTGAAACTGATTGGTTAGTTATAAGTGAACAAGTAACTGAAGCAGAAAAAACTTGGAGAGAAAATTTAAGAAAAATTCCACAAGATTATTCAGCAGATAAATATAATGAATTACTTGCTAGAGATATTAATAATAATTTAACACACAATGTATGGAGTAAACCGTAATGGCAACAAGTAAAATAGTAACGGCAAGTATAACAGACGACGCGGTTACAGCTGCAAAGACATCAGGTATTCCAGTTAGACCTAATGCAGCTCCTCTCATGATTAATGGTTCGATGGAAGTGGCCCAACGTGGAACCTCGACAGCTTCAATAACTGGTGGTGGTTTTTATACAGCAGATAGATTTGGAACAAATAACTCTGGTGCCTTTATTGGTACATGGACACAAACACAGGAAAGTTTATCAAGTGGAGATGCTTTTAATGATGGCTTTGCTAAGTCTTTAAAAATGGATAACACAACAGCTAATGCTTCTCCAGCAGCAAACTCACAATGTAGAATTGATTATAATTTTGAAGGCCAAGATTTACAATTACTTAAACATGGTACAGCTAGTGCAGAAAAAACAACTTTATCTTTTTGGGTTAAAGCAACCAAAACAGGTACAAACATTGTTAAAATGTATAAACCAGATGCAGATAGAAGTTGTTCAATAGCTTATACAGTTTCATCATCTGACACGTGGGAATATAAGGTGCTTAATTTTCCAGCTGATACCACAGGAACAGTTATTGCAAATGATAATACAACAGGAATACAAATGAGTTTTGGTATTGCTATGGGAAGTAGTTATACAAGTGGTACTTTAGCGACTACTTGGGCAGCTGATGCAAGTGCTAACGCTTTTGTTGGTCAAGTTAATAATGCTGATAACACATCTAACAACTGGGAAATTACAGGTGTTCAATTAGAAGTAGGCGAATATACTTCTGCTACTCTACCACCTTTTCAACATGAAAGTTTTGGCGATAATTTACAAAGATGTATGAGATATTGTGTAGTAATAAAATCTCCTTCTGGAACAAGTACAGAATTAGCAGTTAATAAAGCTAATCCAAATAATTACGATCAATCAAGAGGATGTTATTATTTAACTACACCTTTGCGTTCAGGAGCTACATCTACTTTGTCAGGTACAGTTAAAGCAGGTTATATAGGAGGCTCTTATACTTTAAGCGATCAAGGTTTTTCAACAACATCAAATACTTATGGTGCAACAACTGACAGAATTAATGTAGTTTCAACTTATATGAATCAAACAAGTAACAACAGCCAAAATTCAATGACTTATGTATTAATGGATGATTCATCATGGACATTAGATGCTGAGTTATAGGAGATAATATGGAAAAAATAGAAGATATAAAAAGTGTAAAAAAATGTGATCCTTTATTTAACCCAAGTAACACAATTTATAAAGTAACAGATCAAGATAATAACATAATGCAAGTTCCTAATGATCTTAATAATAGACATTATAAAATAATTTTAGAATGGGTAGAAGATGGTAACACAATACAGGAGGCTGATTAATGCCATACGTAGGACGCGATTTAGATATTGGAGCAAGAAAGCTGATACAAGTGAGCGGAAGTTCACCTGCAACATCTTATACACTTCAATCATCGTCAGTTAACTATTACCCAAGTGCGGCACAAAATTTAATTGTGAGCATTGCAGGAGTTATACAAGCTCCAGGAACAGCGTACACAATATCGGGGGCAACTATTGACTTCGGTGGAGTGAGTGTTGCAAGTGGAGATATCGACTTTATAGTTGCGATGGGAGAAAACGTAGATGTTGGAACCCCTAGCGATGGAGTTATTACAGCAGGACAATTGTCTTCTACATTCTATGTAGAAAATAATACAACATACAGTAGCTTTACAATGGCTTCTAGTAGGAACGCAGTTCTTGCAGGGCCTGTAACTTTTACTGGCACCTCTTTCCC